TGCATAATGCATCCCAAATCAACTTACGAATTGCTGGTGTCTGTTTCTCCATAACATTAAACACATACGCCAACCAATAAACGACACCTACAACCCACGAATCACCATGAGAAGTCTCTAAAGATCCCGACGGCATTACTCCAATTAACAAAATAAAGTCTTTTATCCACCGTACGGTCTTACCAGCAAGCTGCTCTGCACAACTCTCCAAAATATACTGAAACATCCGATAAGATGGATCAGCATCATCACGTTGTACCCAGATTTGTGCAAACATAAGATAAAGCAATAAAGGCATAGCTGTAATCGAAGTATCAAGAGATTTAATATCACCAGACCCAACAAGCATATCGCCAGCACTAACACGCTCATATGTACAGCAGACATTATCGGGAGAATCACCTTCCAAACTAATTCTACGATACTTATCAAACCGATCACCATGCATTGCATCGTGGAGTAACTGAGCACCTCCACGAGTCCAAGTAAATCCAATAGATATATTTACGGTCATATTCTTTGATGATTCGCGACCAAATACATCCATACAATCTGGAAAGTAAGTTCTCTCGCCTTTGACTCGTGTCAGGAAAAATTTATGTAGCATTGAGTCATTAGACAAGAAAAATAGTCGAGATTTAAAATACAACTCACGAACAGTCTCATCTGACATAGTTCCCAAATCAATAGCTGACAGATTCTGCTCTTTAATTGACAAAGTTGTTATCATCTGCTTAATATATTTCTCATAAGGAACTCCTCCTTCTTTAGTATTGTCGAACGCAACAAAGACGGCCTGCAACATTTCACGCATCATCGTAGCTTGAGCCTGTTTCTTAGAGGGCTTAGACGTAAACTTAACTTTTAGATAAGGATCTAACTGCACATCTTTCATTTTATCCCAATTTCGATAACCACACTTTGCATTATTATACGTAAACAAATCCAAATCGTCGGGTTCAAAAGTAAATTTAAACTTCTGCAACTTAACACAATACAAATAATAAAAATTCAACGACCGATGAACATCATTGAATCTGAATTCTGGCAGAAAACTAACATAACTTTTAGGCAAACGAGACAATTTATCACCCAATCCAAGCAAAGGGTTGAAACATGCATTAGAAACATAAGGATACATCGGCGTTCCTCCATAAGCAAGATTATAAGAGCTCAACACT